TGACCGAGATTTTCTCGTGCAAATGGGGGGAGCAAGAGCATACGGACTGCTTCGTTGCAAAAGCGGTGCGCAGCATTACGCCTTGCGGGCGAGAAGAGGTGTTCGACATCCAAGTCGAGGGCACTGAAAACTTTATCGCGGACGGTATGGTCACCCACAACACAAGATGGAACGAAGACGACCTTATCGGGCGTCTGTGTGACCCGGAGCACCCCGACCGCAATAAGCTCTACAAAGGCGTCGCGGACGGGTGGCACTACATCAATATTCCTGCCGTCATTTCCGACCCAAAACTCGCGGAGGCGCTCGGCCTAACGCTGGAGGAGCAGACGGACCCGCTTGTTGTGGAGCAGTTCGGCCGCAAACCGATCGTATCGTTATGGTCTTCGCGCTTTCCGCTATCGTTTCTCGCGCGCACAAAGATGATGGACCCACAGGGCTTTTCCGCGTTGCGTATGGGCAAGCCGACGCCAGACGAAGGCATTTATTTCAAATCCGACGATCTCGTCGAGTATCAGCGTCACGAACTCCCCGACGTGAAGCGCATGCGTATTTACGGCGCCAGCGATCACGCGACGACAATCGATCAGCGCAACGATGCGAATGTCATCGGGTGTGTCGGTATCGACCACAACGATGACATATGGGTTCTGCCGGATCTTGTGTGGGACCACATGGAAACGGATGACGTGGTGGATGTACTCGTACAGAAGTTCAAGATGCATCGACCGTTGCTTTGGTGGATGGAAGACGAGAACATTTCAAAGAGTTTCGGCCCGTTCCTGTTCAAGCGTATGCAGGAAACGCGCACCTATTGTTCGATCGACCCTGTACCTGCGGCCAAGGACAAGGCGCGCCGCGCTCGCGCCATTCAGGGGCGGGTACAGATGCATAAGGTTCGGTTTCCGGCGTTCGCTCCGTGGTGGCCGGACGCCAAGGCGCAGCTTTTGCGCTTTCCGGCGGGCGCCAAAGACAACTTTGTTGATTGGCTGGCCCATATAGGGCAAGGATTGATGAAGGAAATCGCGCCGGCGGCCGAACGGCCGCAGGCTGACGGGCCGCCGTCCGGCTCGATCGAGTGGATATTGCGGAAATCACTCGCCCGCTCGCACTCGGATCAGCAGAAAAAGGCGCGGGCCGGATGGTAGACGAAACCACGTATGATTCTTCGGCGGGGCTCGACGCGCCCGCATCGAAACCCGCATGGGACGACCTGCCGGAAGTCGCGCCTGGTCGCGCGGAGCTGGTCAAAGAACGCCTGCGGATGCTTAAGGACAGCGAGAAGCATCACGAGAAGAAGTTCAAACAAGCACGCGAAGATATGTTCCTCGCGCGCAAAGGCGCGGACAAGGCATGGGTCGACGCCGGGAATTTCGTTGTCGGTGTCGCCGTGCGGCAGACGAATCTGGCGGTGTCAAAACTGTATGCCAAGAACCCCCAGGTCATCGCGAAGCGGACTCGCAAACTCCTGTTCAACGTGTGGGACGGTAAGGCGGAAACCTTGCAACTGGCCGTGCAGGGCGCGGCGATGGGCGACCCGATAGCAGCCCAAGTCATGACGGAAGTGAAAGCGGCGCAGGATTACATGTCGATGGTTGACCGGGTCAGCCAGTCGCTCGCTTTGTTGTGGGGACATTTCACGTCTATTCAAGAGGCGGGGTTCAAGCAACAGATGAAAGCAGTCGTTCGCCGAGCGAAAGTGTGTTCGGCCGGTTACGTGCGACTCGGCTTTCAGCGCGCGTTGGAAAAAAATCCTGAGGTTACGGCGAAAATCGGCGGCATGGAGCGGCAGATTTCATCCGTGCAGGCGATGCTCGATCAGATGGCGTCGGGGGACGATCGCTATGAAGATGAATCGGCGCGGTTGACGGAATTGAAGTTTGCGCTGCAAACGCTGCAAGACGAGGAAGAAACCGTTGTGAGTGAAGGCCCGGTGTGGGGCTTTCCGAAATTTCATTCCGTGCTGATCGACAAGAATTGTGTCCACTTGAAGACGCTCGCCGGCGCGGGGTGGATCGCGTACATCTACGACAAGACTCGCGAAGAAATCCTCAAAACATGGAATGTGGACGTCAAGAATGCGTTCACCGCGCGCGTCATGCCGGACCCCCAAGGGAGGTATACGGCCGGCAAGCCGAATGCGGACAACAAAGACGCGAAGGCACGTTGTTACGAAGTATGGGACCGCGAGAGCGGGCAGGTCTACGTCGTCTGCGACGGCTACCCGGATTTCATCGTCGACCCCGCCGCGCCGAAGGTGAAGTTGCGTCGGTTCTTTGACTTGTTTCCGCTTGTGTTCAACGAAATCGAGGATGAGGAAGAACTTTTCCCGCCGTCCGACATGGAACTGATGAAGGATTCGGTCGCGGAGTATAACCGCGCGCGGCAGGGGCTTCGGGAACACCGGATAGCGAATCGACCGCGGTATGTGGGTGCGCCGGGCGCGCTTGAGGAAGAAGACCAGGCCAAGCTTACGGGTGCGGCCGCGCACAGCTATATCGAACTGGCCGGTCTCGGGCCGCGAGAGAAGATAGAGGACAAGGTGCAGCCGCTTCGGCTGCAGGGTATCGACCCCAATATGTATCAGGTCGAAGAATCGTTCAAAGACGTGTTACGCTCGGTTGGCTCGCAAGAGGCGGATTTTGGCACCACGTCGGGGGACACGGCTACTGAAACATCGATCGCGGCGGAGAGTTCGCGTTCGTCTAACGCGGATAACGTGGACGATTTGGACGATATGCTGACAGAGATAGCGAAGGAATTCGGGCACCTTTGTCTATCCGAACTGAGTTACGAGACGGTCGCCGAGATTTGCGGGCCGGGGTGCGCGTGGCCGCGCATGAAGCCGACCCGTGAAGACATCAACAAGGATTTGATGCTCACGATCAAGGCCGGTTCTTCTGGGCGGCCAAACGCCGCGCAGGAAGCGGCGAAGCTCGAACGGGTGACGCCGATGCTTGTACAGCTTCCGGGGATCAAGCCGGAGGCTCTGGCACGGCGTTACGGCGAAATCATTGACGTGCCGCTTGACGAGCTTTTCGTCGACGGGCTTCCTTCCATCACGGCTCTGAACGCCGCTATGAGCCGACAGACGGGGGCGCCGCAGCCGGGGACGGGGGACCCGTCGACCGACCCGAATGCACAGGGCGTGCGGGGCGGGGACAACGCGCCGGTCGCGAGCGGGGGCACCCCCGGCGCACAACCGGCGTATCCCGCTCCGGGGGAGGCGCAAGAGCAACTCGCTTGACCGCATTGTAGGATTTTGAGAAAACAAAGAGGAAACGGTCTCCTTCTACATCCCGCGCGGGGTGTACTAGGGGGACACTGTCGAATACGGAGACGCTAATTGGCCGACTCGTCAACGACCACGGTGGACACGACGGAAACGCCGGTAGACACCACACAGGTTTCGGACGCGAACACCGCGGCATCGTCCCCTGCGGACACCCTAGGCGCCAAGTCCATGGTTGATGCGGTTACCGCCGCACTCAACCCTTCGGATGCGGATAACGAGCCGTCGCCGAGCTCTACCACCCCGGAGAAGGAATCCGCGGAAAACGCGACCACCCCCGGCAAAGAGGGCGAGGTTCAACCGCTCTCTGACGAGGAACGGCGCGGAATCAGCGTAAAGACCGCGAAGCGGTTCGAACAACTGCTTGGATCGAACCGGGCGCAACGCACCGAAATCGAAAAGGTGTCAAGCGAACGGGACGTATTCAAAGGCAAAGCCGAGAATTACGACCGGCTGAATGGCTTTCTCGTCGAGAACCGATTGGATAGCCAGGACGTCAACACCGGCTTTGAGATTATGGCTGCGATGAAGAACGACCCCGTGAAAGCGTGGGAACTCATTCAGCCGATTTATCAGCAGTTGCGTGACGTCGTCGGGCAGGGGAATCTCCCTGCTGATCTCGCCGAGAAAGTTCGGCTTGGTTACACCGACGAGGCGACGGCTCGGGAAACGGCGCGTTTACGCGTCGAGAACCAGCACACGAACCGCCGCATGACCGAACAGCAACAGCGCGACGCCGAGAACATCCAGCGCGATGAGCAGGCGGCCATGATCGGCC